CTACGGTTTCTACGTGCCTGATTACGCTGAAGTTCAAGAAGCTGCTGATAACGCTGTTCAAACATTTGAGAAGTTGGATAATCTTTTTGAAAAATCATTGCTTCAATCATAGAAGCATTAAATAAAAGATCATAACAGAAATCTGAAAAATAATTAGTTGGAGATACAGAACTTAAAGTCACAGGACGAGCAATATAAACAATTTCACCATTGTAAGTAGATGCTGCTGTAGGAGCAATTAAAATAGTTGTATTATCCATTCTTGAATAATATTTAGGTTCTCCAGTAGAAGCAGAAACAGGCCAATAGTCATTAATATATTCATCTGTACGAAGAAGTAAATTAATCTTAGTTGAATTGCTATGAATATTAAAATTCTTAACTACTCTAGTACCAGTGGGTAAAGTTACTTTATTTTTAAGAACAGATACCGCAACTGAAGTATAATAAACTAACCCATAGTCATCTAAGTCTTTAGTAAGACGTTCTTCTGCACGATTAATCATGTTGGGAATGTAGTTTTCAAACTCAGTCCCATCATTTTCACATGCAGCAATAATATCGTTGACTAGGTAATTGTAATTAGCCATAGAAAATTGCTACTGTAGCTGCTGAAGTTGGAGCGGAAACTTTAACTACACCATTCATTACCATACCTACATCTGGAAGAATAATGTCACCGGCATCTGCCGCTGTAGTTAAAGTAAACTTAATATTACTGCCATTTTTATTGCCATATGGATCTACAGAAACACCTGTAATTAGGAAGGTGCCTATACCAGAAGCTTGAATGGCACGAATACGAGTATCCGCTACTGTCACACTGGAAGTCACATCCAGTACAGCACCACTACCAACAATATAGCCTTCACGAAGAGTTGTCGCCATTTGAAGTTATATCCTCTTTTTATAAAAGAAATCTTTGTATTTTTAGTATTATACCATTAAATACTAAATTACAAAAGACAAAGGGAGGATAACGATAGATTAAAAGTTGCTACCGTTACCCTCCCAAGCCTACTGTACTATAATGCTACTAGGATGACCCGGAAGCACCATAGAAACCACGCCAGTCGGACCAACCGAAGCTATACCGCTCACGGGCCTTGAAGCGAAGGTTCCCGGTGTCAAAGTCGGGTTCCATCTTGGTTTGGAGTGGAGAACGAACAAACATCTTTGTGCCATTGGGGCAATCAGTCTTGATATACCAAGCGTTTGTATCAGTGAAACGACGGTTTACAAAGAAGCCCTTTGGCAGAACACCCTGATTACGCAGGGCATTGATGTCGTTGACGTTTGTAACACCAGTAGTGCTATTAGTAGCAGTTGTGGTGCTTAGTGTGCTGTTTAGGATCTTATCAGCAGTATAGATAAGGTCAGAAGGAACGTGGAGTGAAACGGCCTGTAGACCGATTAGAATACCACGATCATCCTTAGCTTTGCTAATTGTGATAAGAGCAGATTCTAGTGAAGATTCACTAAGATCTGTGGCACCTAGGGTGTTTGACTGGTTCCCTGCACCTACAGTTGGGTGGGCATTAGAGAACAGTGCAACACCGTCACCACCAAGGTAAGAAGAACTGAAGCCGTTGTTGAAAACGTCAGCAGCTTTAACTTGCTTGGTGTTTGCCATTGCACGGGCCAGACCTTTGGCACGAACCTTAGCAAAGGTGTCATAAAGGTTGTCTTCCATAGCTTCTTCAGTGACGGCAAAAGCTAGGGCTACGGTTTCGGCTGTATACCGTGAAACATAACCTTCTTGTGCGTTATCATACTGAACTGCTGCACCTTCTGATTTAACAGGGGCAGAGCCGAAGCCAGTGAATAGAACTTCTTCCTCAAATGCACGATCTGACTGTTCGACGGCATATAGAGGAGCATGTTCGTTATCTACGTCCTTGTACTCAATACCGAATACGGCATTAAGACCGGGAAGTAGTTCTTTGGCAATACTAGAACGATTAATAGCCATGATTTAAATCCTTCCCTTAACTTAGTAGGTTGTAGAAGTTGGAGCAACAAGTGCACCAGTGCTTGCCACAACAGTAATGAACTGATCAGGATTCTGGGTAATACGTACCTCAAGAACAGGATACGCACGTTCAGCACCAACAGCAATATCATTGCCGGGTACTGCCCATACACTAATTGGACGAACTGGTGCAAGACCAGTTGTACGAGTAGATGCTTTAATACCAAAACCTGAATTACCAGTTACAGTTGAGCCACTACCTAGTGTAACATCAAAGTTTTGAGAATTGATGTCACCAGCAGTTACCGAAGCATCTGCTTGAACAATAAATGTGGCTGAAGGATCATCGGCAACATATGCTACTGCTTTAGTTGCAGAAGTATTTGCTGGCCAATATTTAGAGAATTTTGGTTCTCCATCAGCTACGTAAGAACAACCAAGGAATACACCAGTAATCATATCGGTTGTGCTAACAATACGCTGAATGTTCCCATCTACGACCCGTACCAGATCCCCGGTAAAAATATTTGTACCATATGCTGAAGCAATTGGATACTCAGACTGACCAGTGCTGTTGGCACCAGAGCCACGGATGCGAGAAGGGCGAAAACCGTTAAGTGCTTTTGAAGTGGACATATTACACTTTCCTTTCTATTTTCGCTTGTTTATAAAATATTAAGACAAAGGGTTAAAAATAACCAAATAAATCACAAGATCGTAGGCTTACCCCTGTTAATCTTGAAATTTAGGGGCTTTTCCCCTACTTACTTGTGTTCTACTGGTATTAGAAACTGGCATACCCGGTACATTGTCACGCATTAGCTGTGCATTTACCGCATCTACCATTTCCCTACTACGATTTTCGTAGAATTCTTGACGAGATTCAGCCAATTCTAGAGGCATTTTGGCTAAGGCTAAGTCACCACGACAGACGGCACCTGAATATCGTCCCTCTCCTCGCACGATAGAAGAACTTAGCATTTCTGGAACTTCTTCCTGTGATACAAATGACCAGCCTTCAGCTTGACGTTTGCCCACATTCTGATAATCGTCCTGATTCTTAAGTGAAACACGAATCCAACGAAGGACCAAACCTTGATTACGGAACCTTTCTTGAACTGTTTCAGGAATTTGAAGCCAATTGGGTTCTTCAAATTGTAACTTACGACCAGAATTTTCCCTAGATGATGCTGTACGTGCATTTAAACGTGTATTTGTCATAATTTTATATCCTCTCTTTATCCACGCTACTGGTTATCTTACGATACCGTTGTATAATCGCCATCTGATTGCTCAACTTTAAGCTTTTCAGCAGCATATTGTTCAAGTGAAATTCCCCATTTCTGAGCAAGTCTAATGTCCTCTTGAGACAATTTGACTTTCTTAGTGCCAGAAGATGAAGTCTTAGGTGTGCGTGACGCACCTGATACCACTTGAGCAGAATTTTTCGGACTATCCTGCAACCGGGGTGCCTGTTCTTTTAGTTCAGGCTTACTAAATTTACTTGGAAACTGTACACGTAAACGTGTATCAATTTCCTCATAATATTCGTCATCTGATGGATCAAAACCTTCTTCCTTTAATGCTGCATCAATCTGTAATGCCGCCATTGTAAGAGGTTGGTCTGACCCAAACCATGTATTCTTTGAAGCCCACTCAATAGCTTTTGGATCATATTGAGGAGTTTTATTCTGTACTTTATTAGTCTCTACAGCTTCTTTCTTTTTTGATTCTTCATACTGTTGAGCATAATTATCAAAATTTGTTTTCTTCTCACGAAGAGCAATCTTTTCCGCATTTACAGTACTAATTTCTTCTTGTGCCGCAAGCATCGCATCGGTATCACCATGTTCTGCTGCTTGCTTGTAGGCAATCTTGGCATTATTTAGCCGTGATGTTAATTGCCCTTCAGTACTTTCAAAGCTTGTTTTAATCGAAGTATAAAGTTCTTTATCCCTGTAAGAAACCGAACCACGTAAGTCTTCAACTTCTTTACGAAGCCTAGAAATTTCTTCTTCACGTTCTTTACGCTGGCGAATAAGCTGGCGAATACGCTTTTGTGCACCATTTGTTTCAATTCCTTTAAGTTCTTCTGGTTGATTCTCTTTTTCAGGTTCAACCGTTTCAAACTTTTCTGTCTCCACAGCCTCTTTTGCTGGTTCGACAACTTTTTCTTCTGGTTCTGGTGCTGCTGCTGCATTTTCTGCCTCACCCTCACCCGCACCCTCAATTTCAAATTCTACCTTTTCTGGAGTAGAATTGCTATTTAAATCAATTGTAGACCAATTATCTTCGTCTTCTTTAGCCATTTTTCCTTTCCTTCCCGTTGTAAGCGAGTACAACGATAACGCTTAAGATGTATATTAATATACACTATTATTGTTAAATATGCAAATTTACTTAATTCGACAGATTATATGTTGAATCTAAGTCCTTTGGATTACCAACAGTCATAATAATTTGATCGTCATATAGCAGAAGCAGTTTAATACCCTTGTAAACAAACTTCTGTCCTGTAAGCTTACCGTAACAAACATAGTCCCCTTCTTTGCACCATGCCCCTTCAGGAAACTTTTCTTTGTCTTTATAAGCTAGATTGCCAAGCTTTAGAACCTGACCCACCGTAGTAAGATATGAAATATCATCCTTTACCTTGTCAGGTAGAAAAATACCGCCCTTGGTCTTTTCACGAAGAGACACTGGACGAACAATTACATGAAATCCCGGTAAACCCGGTAGATCTTTTTTGTTAAGCTTTACTTCAGATGGACTAATCCAATCCGCATTATCAATAGCCGCTTGCATAGATGGAAGTTGCATTTTTATTATTATTCCTCCTCTTCCACATATTTTTTCATAAAATCGTGAAATATTTCTTTTGACTTGTTTAAACCGTCAATTCTACCCACTACTTCACGATAACTATAATACTCTGAACAATGACCATTCGCAAGGTAATTTTTTAATTCTTCTACTTCTTTGTCAATTTTATTATTGATTTCCTGCCATATTGTCATACTTGTTCTTTTCCTTTACCATTTCTCCAATTAAATCTGCCGCCTTTAAAGCTTTGGCATTATCATTTAACTGCTCAGTTTTTAGCAGATCCATAATGGCATCCAAAGCTGCAATGGCTTTTTGATTGTTTCTATCTTTTTCTTTTTCTTTTGAAGTGCTTGAAGTCCTGATACCTTCCTTAATCATATCAACCTTGAGAGAAGCTTCCTTCAGATCAAGTTCACGGTTCTTCATGGCTGCATCAACCGATTCCTTGGCAATCTGTGCCTGAACCTTTTGCTGCTCAACCTGTAGACGCTGACCTTCAAGAGCAACCAGTTGTGCTTCTGGAGTCTGCATCTGTTGCATCTGAGCCATTGCTGCATTAGCTTGTGTAACTTGCTGTGCAGCTTGAGCCATAACCATTTCAATAACTTTTGGATCATTTGGATCAATGCCAGCTTGAGCAGCCTGTGCACCATACTGCTGAATCATCTGCTGTGCTACGCCGTTAACCTGTTCCTGATACTTCATTAGCATATGTTCTTGCATGTTTGCCTGAAGAACAGGAGCAATACGTTGCATAAGAGGATTACCACCATTCATAGGATCTTGCAGATAAGCCATCTTTGCCTGAATGTGAGCATCATGGTTCTGACCTACGAAAGCTTTAATTGGTAAACCCTTAACTGCCGCTGCAATATCAGAAATGGGATCTAAAGGAACAGGATCAGGTTTACGAGGCATGATCTTATCTAGATTGGGAATATTGGCGGCTGTAAGAATTGTACGGTTCAATTCTTCAACATTGAACATGCCGGGAGGTGAAGCTTGAGAAAGTTGTAGGGCCATCTGTGCCATCATCATGCGATGGGCAGAAGACGGAATGTTTGGATCTGAAACTGGAATTACGTCAATACGGCCATCAAAGTCTGACTTGTAAATCTTTAGTGTGCCATTTGGAATATCACACATTGATTCTTCTGGAAGATACTCATAGTTAATACGAGCCAAAAGTTTAAGTTCGTCTTTCTGTGACTTGTGAAGGCGTTTATGAATGGCAGAGAAAAACTTGCTGGAAGCTTCTAGCAATGCCATTGTAGTGCCTACAGGACCATAACTAGCTGCGTCTGCAACCACCTGTTCTGTACTATCCGCAAACTTCTGTGCAGTTTGAGTTACAAATCCTAACATCTGGAATAGTACTTGAGATGGTTCTTTATAAGGCAGTGGAATGATCATGCGAGACAGATCATTACCAACTGCTTCAACTTCCTTCCATTCACCGGGAGAAATAGGATCGTTGTCGCCTACAATCCGTGTACCCTTAGCTTTAAAGCCACCGGGTAGGTTCGCAAACTGTCCTGCGTCAACCAGACTTCGCATTGCTGCTGTAGCAGTCATTGTGAGATTGCCGAGGAAGTGAATTAGGCCAAGACCATAAAAACCAAAGCCGGGTACAAAACGATAATGTGTAAAGAAAATTTTCTTTTCTCTACGCTTATCAGTCTTATCATAGTTTCTGCGAATAGACAGAACTTTACGACTTTCCTGTTCAACTGTTACAATGTACGGTAGGGACAGACCGTCACTCTCTGCAAACTGTTCTGGTAGATCTAGATAGCAATGCTGCTCTAGTAGAACATACTGTGGGTCATTTTGAGAAGAAGGGGAAAGACCCAGAATCGTATCCATCTTTTGTGCCATACCTGTTTGAGTTGGTACGGTTGCTTCTGGTAGCTCAATATCAGCGTACATGCCAGAAAGGATGTCACGCTGCATTTCTACCGGACTACGATAAATTACATGAGTGTAACGGTCTGCCCTACGCAGATCGGTTGCATAGTAGTTAACATAAAACTGATCAATAGGAACAAATTCACTTACAGGACGATTTAATCCTGCATCAAAGTAAGTTTTCTTAAATGCTGAACCAATCAGTGGTAGATGGAACAGCATACGTTCAAACTCGTCAAAGTATTCAGGCATAATATCAGTTA